ACTTACGAGCACGAGAGGATCAGCGTAACTCCAATGTGGCCTTTGACGTTGCTCCGTCTCGTGCTGCCCATGCTCCTTCTGTCAAGTCTGTTGGTATTACTGGGCAGATTGTCGGTAGCAGGGCACACACTATAATAGCGGATGATGTTGAAGTTCTCTCTAATGCCCTTACTCAGGTCATGCGAGACAAGCTAGGAGAGGTAGTAAAAGAGTTTGATGCTGTAGTTATGCCTAAGGTTGGACGTATAGTTTACCTAGGGACACCCCAAGTAGAGGAAAGTCTCTACTCTAACCTACAGAATAGGGGCTATCAGTGCCGCATTTGGCCTGCATTGATGCCTAATGCAAAGCTTAAGGAGTTCTACGCACATAGATTAGCTCCCTTTATAGACAAGATGGAGCTGCCTGTGGGTGCTCCTACAGATCCACTTAGGTTTGATGCTTTGGATCTAGAGGAACGTAGAGCTTCATATGGTAACTCAGGGTTCTCCCTGCAGTTCATGCTGGATACTTCTGGTGAAGATGACCAGAGATACCCTCTGAAGCTCTCTGATCTCATAGTAATACCCTTGAGTACTGAGAGTGGACCAGGACAAGTCCTATATGGTAAGGATGATCTACTAGATCTACCTGCTGTGGGCCTCACTGGAGACTACTTCTATAGGGCTATGAATGTATCACAGGATTACTTTACATACACAGGGTCTGCTATGCATATAGATCCCTCAGGTAGGGGTCAGGATGAAACTGGTTACTGTGTAACTAAGATACTCAATGGTAAGATATTTGTATTAGAAATAGGTGGTCTCAAAGGTGGTTATGACAAGTCCACACTTATGAAACTAGCTAAGATAGCTCAGAAACACAAAGTAAATACAGTAGAAATAGAAGCTAACTTTGGTGATGGTATGTATACTGAGATCTTTAAACCAGTATTATTCAATTACCACCGTTGTAATGTAGAAGAAGTAAAGCATAGTACCCAGAAGGAAGCTAGAATTATAGACTCATTAGAGCCTGTAATGAACCAACATAGACTCATCTTCGATAGATCTGAAGTAGATAGAGACTATGAAGGTTCCAAGGAAGAACCAAGGAGACAACTGTTTTATCAGATGACACGACTTACAAGAGACCGTGGTAGCCTACAGTATGATGATAGAATAGATGTACTGGCTATGGGTGTCAAGTATTGGTGGGAACAAATGGCTTCTGATGAAGACCAAGCCTATGTAGATAGGCAACAAGAGGAGTTTCTAGATGGCATTAATAACTTTATGGCACAAACGAAAGGACAAGATCCTGAACTTATGGTTTGGAATCAGGTAAGATAATATGATCTGGTTATTAATGATAATTCACTTAGGGGGTGATCCTGTATCTGTTGTTGACTCTCGTATCGGTGACACGTTTCAGAGTGAACAAGACTGCATCAAGAGAATGAAAAGTATCTTTAAACAGGCTGATGAAGATGGTCAACCTGTACCCCCTGAGATCAACTTAGGGTGTGTTCCATTTGGTAAACAAGGAGCTTAATAAGATGAGGTCTAAGAAGGAAGGCTGTAAATGTAAGGAATGTACATGTGATGATTGTACATGTGACAAATGTAAGGAAGAAGCTAAGAGACTCCCAGGAGACTCCAAATGAAAGAAGCCAGAAGTGCCAAAGAATTACTAGACAGTCTTATATTCATCCCAGTTACAGAACCAACACCCTATGAACAATGTGGAACACAGAATACTGTGTACCCCAAAACAAAGGACAAGAGACAATATGAACGTGAAAAAAGTATCAGGCGATATAGGCAACAAGGGGTTCAATACGAGCCTTGGGAAACCTAATCCAGTACCCAGTCCAACTACACCAGCATCTCTAAAGAGTCAAGGTGTATCTAAACTGTCCACTAGACTGCCTTATGACTCCTCTAAAGGAGAAATTAAGGACCATAAGGGACTATAATGTGTGCTGCAGGATATGCTGGACAACAAGCAGCAACAGGAAAACTACCTGTATCTACTCCAGCTACTGCAGCTCTAGAGTTTGCAGCAGGAGGTAGAGATCCTATACAGAACTTTAAGGAAACTACTGGTGCAGGACAGACATTCTTTCCAGTAAAACCTCAAGCTCCAGCTGCTAGGAAGAAGGCTAAGAGAAACTCCGGTGCTGCTAGTAAAAGAACAGGAGGAGGACTTAGAGCTAACAATCCTGCACTTCAGAGTTCAGGACTACAAATCAAGTGATAGAGTAGAGTGTGAAGCTCTCACAGACGATCTGAGGCCATGTTATGTGTAACCTATAGTCCACTATGGGTTAACTAATATGGCCTTATATAGACATAGAAGCAAGAAACGCCATTGGTGCTGGTGGTCAACTGACCACTTCAGAGATTCGCTACCTTAGGACCAATAATAGTAAAGCTGTGGTGTCTCCTAGGGTGGTTCCCTAGGGGGTGCTGTGGTATAATAAAGACCCCCACTTAACCTATAAAGGGAAATAAGTACCCCCACTTAGTCTACTAAGGGGAAATAAGTGTTCTCATGGTGGGGGCTAGGGAATATTTTGGTGGAATAATGTGAGAGGGTATATGTTATAATAAAAAGCGAAATTTACCCCTTAGGGCCACCAAAAAAACACTTGAAAAGGTTCCTTATTATTCACGCGAGGAGACATTGGTGGTCTCATGGTAGGCATAGGGTGGGCATACGGTGGGCCAGGGGGGGTTACCATGTGTTACCTTGGAAGTCTGGGCAGGTGTTTTATTTTTTTATTCCTTCTATGGTCACACCTGGTATCACACCTGGTATCTGTTATCACCTATCATGTGTTTACCAGGTAGCACATATTAACAGGCTAACTTATTTATTTTTTTATTTATCCATTATACACTTGACAAACTAGAGGATTGGGTTTATATTATCCTTAACATTAATCAAGGGGGTATCAATGGTTAACATGAACACACGACAAATTCAAGAATGGCTGACAATGCACAATATAGAACATGGAATAGAGGATTCAAAGGTTATAGCATTAAATCATTATTCTATAGACGGTGTCTGGGATAGCGAATGGGTTGTAGCACCTACAGACTTGAAAGGTCTTAGAGATTGGATGGGATATTAATTAGAATAAACCTTGACAAACTACAGAACATATCTTATATTGTCTATATCATTAATTAATAAAGAAAGGAACAAAATGATACCCAAATTGAGTAAGGCTTCCAAAATGTCCTGTAAATCCTTCAGCCTTCCTGTTAATGAGGAAGTATGTAAAGGGATGTTAGATGCTACAGGCAAAGTCAAGCCTGTATGCCAGTCATGTTATGCTAAGAAAGGCTTTTATCATATGCCTGTAGTTAAAGCAGTAAGGGAAAACAACTTGATAGCATCTAAAAAGGTAGACTTTGTTGAGCATATGATTAAACTATTAGAGAAACAAACGTATTTTAGGTGGTTCGATAGTGGAGATATCTACAGCGATGATTTCCTAAGAAAAGTCGAGGAAATATGCTATAATACACCACATGTTAAACATTGGATACCTACGAAATCAAGGGAATTATTCAGCCAACGTCTATGGAAATTATTAGAAGACTTACCGAATGTAACCGTCAGATATTCTTCACCTTCCATTATTGGTACATATGAGGAAAAGCATGGTAGTACCGTTAGCTCTGTTATAAAGAAGAGCACAAAAAACTTGTTTTATTGTCCTGCTTCTAATCAAAAAGGGAAATGTGGTGATTGTAAAGCTTGCTGGAATAAGAATCTTAAAGTAGTATCATATCTTAAACACTAACAAAGGTAATACAATGAATAAACACTTGACAAGCTGGGATATTATCTTTAGTATACTCTGTATAGGCTTCTCAATAATACTATTACTAATCTCAAAATAAAGGTATAACGATAATGGAAAACAATAGATGGTTTTGGGATGATAACACCACTAATGGAACATTCCGAGTTGTAGATAATGAGGGCTTTACCATAGCAAACGATGTTCCAACAAAAGAAATAGCTTTACAAATTGTAAACAATCATAATAAAGGACTAAAATAATGGAATACAGCCACTTTGATGACTACTTAGAATGTGAATACGAAAACATAGGAAATAGTGAATTCTATGAAGATATGGGAGGCCAGACTTGCCATATTAGTGGAATAGAGCAAGAATATAAAAGACTTCTTCAAGAATGGGAGGAAAACAGTGAGAAATGCATCTAACTACCTTGAGAAACTCAAGGATAACCTGGAATCCAAAAAGAATATGCTAGATGAATATTATAATATGAGTGAGGATTTTAACTTTTGGCAACGTCAGACTCAATTAAGAGTTGACATAAAGAACCTAGAGGCTAAAATACTGGATGCCTCTGAGGAGGACTGAGAGTCGATTCTAGGCCATCTTATCCTAAAGGGTACGGTGGCTTAGGGTAGACCCTTAAATAGTCTTAGAAGTACAATAAGAAGCTTAGAACTACCTTTAAATAATCACTACACTAGGAGACCACCATGCTAACAGATAGAGATTTACAAATAGTAGACCTGGCAGTACTAACGGCAATAGATAAAGTAAAGAGTGATGAAGGGTTACTTATAGAGTGGCTTAGTGCTCTACAAGTAAAGAAACTTAAGATTAAAACTAGTGGTAACCCTGGTGATCTGAAAGATAAGAATAATCACTAAGGTACACACCTACCTACCATCTACCACCTAGATCTATGAAAATAAAGGATAATCTAGGATTCTAGTTGGAGTAAGTAAGAAACCCTATATAGAAGTATATAAGGTATTACAATAGTAACACTACAGAAGAACTAAAGAAGAACTATAGATCTTAGAAGTTAGTAAGGAAGTAAGTAAGGAAGTTGTATCTAGTGTACCACTTAAGTACCACTTAAAGTATTACCATGGTATCACTAACGGTACCATTAATAAACCTAAGGAGACCCACCGTTATGAAAGACCTCTTGACAGACTTATCTAGAAATACCATAGCAGAAGTAGATGAAGATGAATACCCTTGTCAACGTACTCCCATTGAAAGAGAGGATATCAGGTTATCTGAAGTGGCAGATCATCCCTACTCAGTAAAAGTAATCAGACCAGGTGGTACTGATACTTATATCTCAGGACTAGTATTATCTGGATATCGGTATAACTCACTTACTGATACCTTTAAGAAAGCTAAGATGCCACAGTTAACTAAGTTATCTTTAGTTACCCTGGATACAATGCTAGAAAAGGCTTGACATTCTGGCTTAGAATGTTATACTAAGACTAGATAATTATTAACCTGAGTTTATTAAGCCAAGGGACTTCCAGATTTCAAGTAGCTTATGAGATACACTGGAGGTTGCCTTGGCTTTACCTATTTGATGAATCCTATACTATTCTACATAACTCTGGTGATACCACTAGCTTCCACTGGTATAGACTGGAATATTCATGAAGTACCTAACCAGATGACTATTACCTTTCAATCTGGTGTTAAAGCTAGCTATGCTACTATGAGAGTATCATGTGATACTGTTCCTAGTAGTAAGAATGTAGTATTATATAAGACTAAAGATGTAGATCAGCAGACTTGTTACTTAACAGATATCTCAGTACCTCTGCTAGTTAGAGCACCCTGGGAACCTGTTACTACTAAGACCTATAAAAAGAAGTAAATAGGTAGGTTATTCACCGCATTAAGGGAGGCAGACATGACAGATAACAATAGGCTAGCTACTTTTATATTCAGAGTAACTATCATACTACTTCTAGTGTGGATTGGATATAGATAGTCAAGGGAGATATAAACTATTAGTTTATGTTTATAGTTATTTTTAAACAAATAAGGAGATCCACTATGATTGTTAGCATTGAATCAGAAGGTAGTAATGTAAGGGTTGAGCATGAGGATGTGGATAATGATATGCTACTAGAGGAAGTCTTTAATCTTCTAATAGAACCTGCTCTATTAGGGTATGGGTATCAGAAGGGTTCTATCCTAGATGTATGTGAGCAGTATATCATAGACAACAGTGAGGATTTTATTACTAAGACCTCCACTAAGGAAGTAGATGAGGATGATGAAGAGGAGGACAGAGAGGAGCTTAAAAATAAGTGCTCTAGATATACCTCAGCAGATGGCATTTGGCCCAGCAAAAACCGGAGAAAACCAACAAGATAGAGGATATCTAGCAGGACTTAGAGAATCAATGTTGAAACTTAGAGAACTTACTTAAACACATAGAGCAGATAATATGTTACTTGTACAAATCAGTTACAGTATAGCAACCTTAATATCTGCCTATTCGGTAGTATTCCAGTGGTTACCTAGAGTAGGAGTTCTACTTGGGTTCTTCATGCAGTTTGCATGGGTTCACTACTGGTATACTACGGGACAGCTTGGTATTATCATCCTGGATAGTGGAATACTATTAATATACATCTTAAGATTAATACAGTACTGGAGGGAGAGAGATGCTCAACAGACAGAAGTTATTAGAAGTAGAGATGGTTTCCCTAGGTGTCAAGAGATACCGGAAGGAAAACTCTGAAGCTAAGAAGGGTAAGCATGAAGCTACTACACCAGCAGGCATCCAGTTCATTAGGAAGTCATGCTCTAAGGTAGCTGAAGCTATTGATACCCTTCATAAAGATATGGTAAGTGGTAAGCCTATCAAGTACAATGTAGATGCAGTCAAGAGACTGGCTGAGTTGCCCTCAGATGTGATATCTTTCCTTGCTCTTAAGGGATGTATCAATCACCTGAGTACACCAGTGAAACTAGTTAAGGTAGCTCTGGAGGTAGGTGGATTCATTGAGGATGAAGCTAGATTTAGAAACTTCAGAGATACTAACCCTGCTCTATTTGCTGTGGTATCAAGAGATCTAGCAAAGAGAACCACCAACTACAGGAAACAAAAGAGAGTACTAGCACACTCCAGCCTTAAAGCTGAGGTGGTATGGGAGAACTGGCTACCAGGAAACAAGGTGAGACTAGGGCAACTACTAGTGGAACTAGTGTGTGATGCTACAGGTATCTTTGAGATACGTAAGCAGACTAAAAATGTTCAAGGGAAGTACAAACAGGTATACTGGCTGGAAGCTACAGAGGCTTCCCTCAAGTGGATAGATGGTAAGAACTCAGTGTGTGAACTCTTGAGTCCTGTTAAGCTACCATGTATCATTAGTCCTCGGCAGTGGACCTCAGTGTACACTGGAGGTTACTACCAGTATACCAATATGAACCTGGTGAAGTCTAACGATGACACCTATATGCAACAGCTAGATAACACAGATCTAAAGGAGGTCTTCCATGCAGTTAACACCGTACAAGAAACTGGATGGAGAATCAATGCAAAAGTCTTTGAAGTCATGGATAGACTCTTTGACTCACAGGCAAGTTGCAGCGTTATACCGGAATTTGGAGAACGGCATATGGAACGTCCATATCCAAAGCACGGAACTAAAGAAGAAATAATCGAATGGAAACGTGAGGCAACACTCATGTATTCTGATAACCAACGTAGGAAAACAAAGCGCATCCAATTCAGTCAACTCATGTGGATGGCTAGGAAGTTTAAAGATGAAAAAGCTATATACTTTCCGCATACGCTCGATTTCAGAGGCAGACTTTATGCAAACACAGCTTTCCTCAACCCACAGGGTGAAGATAGCGCAAGAGGCCTTCTTGAATTCTCTAGAGGCAAACCTCTTGGAGCTTCAGGATACGCATGGCTCAAGGTACACATCGCAAACTGTTTCGGGGAAGATAAGATCTCCCTCGAAGAAAGGGTAGAGTGGACAGATGAACATTCGGATGACATTATGCTCTGTGGCATTGATCCTCTTACTAGCCGTATGTGGATGGACGCTGATAAACCTTGGCAGTTCCTTAGGGCTTGTATTGAGTACACTTGTTGTAATGGTGATGACAGTTACATCAGTCATCTTCCTATTACGGTAGATGGCTCTTGTAATGGCCTACAGCACTTCTCAGCCATGCTCAGAGATGAGGTAGGTGGTTGTGCTACTAACTTAATACCATATGATCAACCCCAGGATATCTATGAGATCGTTAGAGAACACACTGTTACTCGTATTAGTCGTGATACTGATAGTGAGTTTTTATTTTGGCATAAGTGCCTCAACAGAGGGCTGGTAAAACGTCCTGTAATGACTACACCTTATGGAGCTACACTTTATGGAATGCGTGAGCAGATACATCAGGAACTTAAGAAACAGCTGGATAAAGGAATACAATTTCAAGGCATTGACTCTACTAGTGATCTCTGGCCTCATTGCAAGTACCTTGCTTCTCATATTTATGAAGCTATTGGCGAAGTTGTTATATCTTCTAGGGTAGGCATGAAGTGGCTACAGGATGTCTCTAGAGCACTGAGTAAGGTAGATAGACCTGTGTACTGGACACTCCCTACAGGCTTCATAGTTAAACAGAAGTATATCAAGTCAGTGGTAAAAGAAATCAAGACAGTTATAAACGGACGTATGGCTTCTCTCTATGCTGGAGTTCTGCATAGTGACCAGCGTATGGATAAGTCCAGACAAGTTAATGGTATTGCTCCTAACTTTGTTCATAGCTTAGATGCCTGTCACCTGATGATGACCATAGTGAAAGCTAAAGATACTTATGGGATAGAAGACTTCTCTGTAGTACATGATAGCTTTGGTACTCATGCGTGTGACATAGAACAGCTAGGGCAGGTCTTAAGAGAGACCTTCTGTGAGCTATACACAGAAGATATATTGCTCAACTTTAAAAAGGAACAGAGAGATATTAAGTTGCCAGAGTTACCTAAGTTTGGTGAGCTGGATATCAAGGAAGTCCTGGACAGTGAGTTTTTCTTTAGTTAGAACTTGACTTCCCTGCTTAGAATGTTATACTAAGGTTAAGTTAATTGAGACCCACCAACAAAGGAGGTGTCAGCAAGTGAGTAGTTTTTCAGCAAATGCAGATGTAGTTAAAGTATCAGCAGGTATGATTAAGATGATGGAAGTATTGGAGAACTTTAGTAAAGCTGAGAAGTATGCTATAGTCTCAGCAGTGTTCAACTGTATGTATAACAATAAGTTTCATGGTAGGCGGTCAGTTACTGACCTGATGGGAGCAGCAGATAATATGCGTAGTGAATGCAAGAGATTGAAGATACCCGAATTCGGGGGAGCAGAGCAGTTCATTCAAGGAGAATTATAATATGGGAAATCAAGTGTATGTAACACCAGTAGGAACAGCAGTGTATCCGTGGTTGAACAAACCTGATACCCGCTTTGATGCTGATGGAGTCTACCAAGTTACATTACAGCTGAGTAAGGAAGACACTAAGCCTATCAATGCAGTAGTAAAGCCTCTTATGGATGGTGGTAAGCATAACCCTATCAAGCCAGAGTTAGATGATCAGGGTAATGCTACAGGTAACTACCTAGTTAAGTTTAAGTTGAAAGCTCTTGTTAAACCTAAGAAAAGTGAACCTTTCACTCAAGCTCCTGTACTCTTAGATGAGGATGGTAACAGGATGGAGACCTTGATTGCAGGTGGTTCTAAAATGAAGATTGCTTATGAACCTTTTGCATACAGTGCAATGGGTGGTGGTGTATCTCTACGAGTTAAGAAGGTTAGAATGGCTAAAGATGGTCTTATTGAATATGTAGCAAAGGATGCTAATTTAGATTGGGGTGATGAGTGTGTTGATAAGCCTAAGAAAGATGAACCTGTAGTGGAGGTAGCAGCAGTGGATGATACAGCTGGTCCTGATTTAGAAGATGAAGATTTCTAGTTCGCAGTTACGGAGGGGCATGATAGAGGGATACCGTTCAGGCTTAGAGCGTGACATAGGATGTCAGCTTAACACCAGTAAAGTACGGTGGACGTTTGAATCTGAACGTATCCCTTATACCCCTAAGGAGAGAACCTACACACCAGACTTCATATTAAAAGGTCAAGGAATTAAGATCTATATAGAGTCCAAAGGTAGGTTCCTCCCCGCAGACAGATCAAAGCATCTATTGATTCAGAAGCAACATCCCGATTTAGACATTCGGTTTGTCTTTAGTAACCCTAAGCAGAAAATAAATAAAGGGAGCAAGACAACATATGGAGAATGGTGCGACAAATATGGTTTCCAATACGCAACAAAGTGGGTTCCAGAAGAGTGGATCAGAAAGTGTTTGGGTGGGTCAGGAGCCTTGCCCTGAGTGTGGGTCTAAGGATAACTTATCGAGGTATGATGATGGACATGGTTACTGTCATGGTTGTCAGTATTATGAGCATGGCAATAGTGATGTTAGTGTTACTACTTCAGGCCCAGCTAAGAAGAAACAAAGTTCAACAGAATCTTATAATCTCATACGAGGTAATTATGAGTCTCTGGAGAAAAGAAACATCTCAGAAGAGACTTGCAGAAAAGCTGGCTATAGTATCGGAGAGTACAAGGGGGAGAGGTGTCATATTGCCTCCTTTATCAGGGACGGACAGGTTGTGGGTCAAAAGTTACGACTAAGAAACAAAGACTTCAGAACCTTAGGTGACTGCAGTGGACTATGGGGTAAACACCTGTGGTCCACTGGTAAGAAGATAGTAATAACAGAAGGAGAAATTGATGCTCTTAGCGTGGCAGAAGCTCAGAATTCTAAGTGGCCTACGGTATCGCTACCTAGCGGTGCAGGTAACGCTAAGAAAACTATTAGTAAAGACCTTGAGTGGCTCCTTGGTTTTGAGGAGATTATCCTCATGTTCGATATGGACCCCGTTGGTCAGAAGGCAGCTACGGAAGCTGCCGAACTCTTCCCACCAGGACGGTGTAAGATTGCCAGACTGGGAAAGAAGGATGCCAACCTCGTACTTATCGAAGAAGGAGGATCAGCTCTAGTAGATGCTATCTGGAGAGCACGAGTGTTTAGGCCAGATGGTATCATTGCTGGGGAGGACACTTGGGATCTAGTTAATGCAGACATGAGCGGTAGTGAACACCTTTACCCTTGGGAGGGACTGAATGAAAAGACTTTGGGAGCCAGAAGAGGTGAGCTTGTTACTTTCTGTGCTGGAACTGGAGCTGGGAAGAGTACAACAGTTAAAGAGATCGCCTCCTACTTCTTATCCAAGGGAGAGACTCTTGGATATATTGCTCTTGAGGAAAGTGTACGGCAAGCTGCTCTTGATTTTATGAGCATCCATGCTAACAAGATGTTACACTTGGAGAAAGATTTAGATGAAAAATATCTTAGGGATACTTGGGAATCTGTCTTTGCCGATAATCGTTTATATCTTTACGATCACTGGGGGAGCGTGGATGTTAGTCTCTTATCTACTAGGATCAGGTATCTCGCTCGTAGCTGTAATGTTGGTTGGATTGTACTGGATCATCTGTCTATTATGGTGTCGGGTGTTGAAGGTGGAGACGAAAGAAGATTGATTGATAACATCATGACTACTCTACGGAGTCTAGCAGAAGAACTTAACATAGGCATGTTCATAGTCTCACATCTTAAGAGACCTCAACAAGGAAAGGGACACGAAGATGGAAAACAAGTCACTCTGTCGGATCTTAGAGGGTCAGGAAGTATTGCTCAACTCAGCGATTTCGTCATTGGACTCGAACGAGACCAACAGTCGGACGGTGAGACCAATATTAGAGTACTTAAAGCAAGATATAAGGGCGCATCTACTGGTCTTGCAGGGAGCCTCTACTATAACACCGACACAGGTAGACTTAGTGAGTGCGGTAGAAGCACAGTGGGACAGGATAGATCAGCTGGACAAGAGGCTTTCTAAGGTAGAGGAGGATCATAAGCCTAGAAGGACAATCTTTAACGAAAGGTTAATGAAATGAATCTTGATCTAGTAGTTGATATAGAAACAGATGGACTACTACCTGATGTTACAAAGGTACACTGCATAGGGATGACAGTAGTAGGAGCTTTAGCTGGTCAGGTCTTTGCTAACTATGAACCTTATGATTGTATCGAGGATGCTCTAGAGATCATGTCTAAAGCTAAGTCGTTAACAGGACACAACCTCATTGGGTATGACCTCCCTGTTCTTAAGAAGATACTAGGGTGGACACCAAGTAAGAGCACAGAGATAGTAGACACCTTGGTATTGTCACGGCTATGTCATACCAGTATGAGAGAAGTGGATGCTAAGGAGAAATTCTTAGAACCTAAACTCTGGGGGAGTCACAGCCTGAAAGCTTGGGGCTTACGCTTAGGAGTGGAGAAGTCAGAGCTAGAAGGTGAAGATGTATGGTCTGAGTTCAACTTTGAAATGGGTGAGTACTGTGTTCAGGATGTCAATGTTACCTCTATACTTAAGGATCACTTTGAGGATCTACTGTATAGTCAGGAAGCTATGAACCTGGAACATGACTTTGCTAAAGTAATACAGAGACAGGTTGAGTATGGGTTTAGCTTTGACATAAAGAAAGCACAAGACCTATATGTTAACTTACTGAAACGCCAAGAGACCTTAGGTAAAGGACTAAGGAAAGCATATGGTAGCTGGTATGTTTCTGATGGAGAGCTTACTCCTAAGAAGAGCAACAAGTCCAGAGGGTATACAGCTGGTGACAAACTAACCAAGATCAAGAAGGTAGAGTTCAACCCAAACAGTAGAGACCACATCTCTCTTAAGCTTAAGCAGCAGGGATGGAGTCCTAAAGACTTTACCCCTAATGGTAAGCCTAAGATAGATGAGTCAGTACTTAGTAAACTAAATCTACCTAACTGTAAAGAATTAAAGGAGCACTTCCTAATAAGTAAACGAATCTCACAACTAGCGGAGGGTGATAATGCTTGGCTTAAACTGGAACGAAATGGACGTATCTATGGTGGGGTTAATACTAATGGTGCAGTCACTGGGCGTTGTACTCATAGCCGCCCTAATGTCGCTCAAGTTCCTGCCTCATACAGTCCGTACGGTACTGAGTGTAGGTCTTTGTTTAGAGGGGGTAAAGACAGGCTTCTTGTTGGTTGTGATGCTGATGGCCTTGAACTCAGGGCTTTAGCAGGATACCTTAAACGATTTGATGGAGGAACCTATGCAAACGCAGCGGTCAGCGGAACTAAAGAAGCTGGAACTGACATACATACAATCAACATGCGAGCACTTGGGATCAACTCAAGAGATGTTGCTAAGACTTTTTTCTACGCATTCATTTACGGAGCAGGAGATGCTAAGCTTGGTACGATTCTTGGTGGAGGAGCGAAGAAGGGTAGAGAGTCCAGAGCTAACTTCCTGGCTGGAGTCGATGGTCTTATGGAGCTTACCAATAGAGTTAAGCAAGTATTCAGGAGGCGTGGGCATCTCGTTGGTTTGGACGGACGGAAACTCCACATCAGAAGCGAGCACTCTGCTCTGAACACACTGTTACAGAGTGCAGGTGCAGTCCTAATGAAGAAAGCTCTGGTCCTCTTGGATGAGACTCTTCAGACTGAGGGTATGAAAGAGGGAGTAGACTATGAATTTGTAGCTAATATTCACGATGAGTTTCAGATTGAGGTATACTATAAATATGCAAGAATCATCTCAGAACATGCAGCTGAATCTGTTTCAAGAGCTGGGGAATACTTCGAGTTTGACTGCCCACTTTCCGCAACTAGCCACATTGGAGAGAATTGGAGCGAGACCCATTGAATCTATAGAGGAGCTTGCTTATCTATGGATTAGTAGTATCTCTATGGGTATGAGTAACTGTCCTTACAAGAGTCATGGTAATCATAATGCATATAAAAGGTACAGACGTAAGGTAATCTCAGGGTACATAGGGTGGTTGTTTGAGTACAGGTGTCAGGATTGTGGAGAAGAGAATCCCACCAAGACTTTAGACTGTCATCACCTAGATCCTGAGACTAAAATAGATGGAGTATCACAGATAGTTAAGAGTGGTAAGTATCTACTAGCGTTAAAGGAAATACTCAAGTGTGCTTACTTGTGCAATGTATGCCACTATAAACGACATGCTAACTTAGGAGATATAGATGAAGACTTCAAGGCTATTAATAGACGGAGACATACTTACTTACAGAACTTGTTGGGCGTGTCAGACGCAGGTACAATGGGATGATGATGTAGTTACAACAGCTACTAACTTAAAGGAAGCAAGGTCACAAGCTCTGTCTACCATATACTACTGGCAGGAACAGTTAGGTGTTAGTGAGGTGGTCATATGCTTCTCTCCTAAAGGTGGAAAATATTTTAGACACAATATTTTAGAGAGTTATAAGGCTACAAGAAAAGCCTCACAGAAGCCCATGGGATACCATGCTCTAGTGGATTACTTAAAGCTTAACTTTGAATATGTCCAGGTTCCTATGCTAGAAGCTGATGACACCTTGGGTATCCTAGCTACCAATGGTGAGTACTCTCGTAACATTATCGTTAGTGTTGATAAGGATATGCTAACGATACCATGTGAGTACTACAACATAGACAAGGAAGTTACGGAGACAATCACGGAGCAGTATGCAGATTATATGCACCTGTATCAAACACTAGTGGGTGACTCTACAGATAACTACAAGGGGTGTCCCGGTGTTGGACCTAAGAAAGCTACGGATGCTCTCAAGGAACCTACATGGGACAGTGTACTAGCACAGTTTATTAAGGTAGGACTAACAGAAGTAGATGCACTACTACAGGCACGGGTGGCTCGTATCTTAAGAGCTGATGAGTATAACTTTGATACAGGAGAGGTGAAATTATGGGAGCCGTCAAGAAACTAATGTACTGTGAAGAGTGTGGTAACGAATCAACAGATCATATGACCTACTGTTCTGAGATCTTAGAGGGAGAAGAGAAGATGAATGATCAGTGGAAGGGTGGAGCTACTAACATTAGACCTACTTATTATGCTAAGTATCCTATTGATCCTTGGACATTTATTATTAAGAACCAACTAGGCATGGACGTAGGTAGTGTAGTTAAATATGTAGTCCGACACCAAGATAAGAACGGAGTCGAAGACTTAAACAAAGCAATTAAATGTATTGAAATGATGAAGGAACATTATTATAATGACAAAGGTTAAAGGGTATAGTAAAGATAAGATGGATGCACAGCTTAAGTTAATCTTCAAGGACATACAATCCTTAGCTACAGCTGCCTTGGACATTGAGGATACACTACTAGAGGAATCAAAGGAGGATCTATTGACTACCTTTGGTACTACAGTGGATACCTTGGTAGATACTTTAACTAACACGAAGTATATCATAGGAGGTACTAGTCATTGACAAGTGTAAGAGCACAAGTAATAACCAGACGTACATACAATAGACCTACGAAGACAGGGTATGAAACGTGGGAGGACACAGTTGATAGAGTCATTAAGCATCAAGGGTGGTTGTGGGATAGGGCTTTAGGTAAGCCCTTCCCTGACGGTACAGACTATCAGGCTATCTGTCCTGAGCTAGAAGAACTAAGACAGCTCATGTTAGAACGTAAGGTAATGGTATCAGGTAGAACCCTATGGTTAGGGGGAACAGAGGTAGCTAAGAAGCGTGAGGCTTCTCAGTTTAATTGTGCACACTTAAAAGTGGAGACTATACATGACGTTGTTGACTCTTTGTGGTTGCTGTTACAAGGATGTGGTGTCGGCTTTACGCCAGTTGTTGGGACACTCTCAGGCTTCACCCAACCTATTACAACAAGTACGATCTTACGGTCTAAACGTACAAAGAAAGGAGGACACGAAGGAAACAAAGAGTCTTTCGATAGTGGGACTTGGACAGTTACAGTTGGAGACTCCGCTGAAGCTTGGGCAAAGTCTATCGGTAAGATTCTGGCATACAAAGGGAAAGCTACAGAGTTCGTACTTGATCTCACTCAACTCAGACCAGCAGGACAACGGCTGGCAGGATACGGGTGGATCTCTTCAGGTGATGGGCCAATATCAAAAGCCTTCACAGCTATTGTTCGGATTCTAACCAAGAAGGCAGGGCAGTTACTGAGTAAGATGGACATCCTAGATGTTATGAACTGGTTAGGTACTGTGTTATCTTCTAGGAGATCAGCAGAGATAGCCCTGGTCTACCATGATACTCCAGATTGGGAACAGTTCGCAAGAGCTAAGGAGGACTTAGCATCCACACCACATCGTGCTCAATCTAATAACAGTGTAGTATTCTGGAGGGAACCAAGTGATAGTGAACTCGACATGGTCTTTCAAATCATTAAAGAATCAGGAGGATCGGAGCCGGGAATTATTAATGGAGAGGAAGCTAGACGCAGAGCACCTTGGTTCTCAGGAGTTAACCCTTGTGCTGAAATACTCCTTGGGAACAAAAGTTTCTGTAACCTTTCCGAAGTTGATCTATTTAAATTCAAGGATGACAGCGGTGGGTTGGATAGGGCTTTGTTTCTTGCAGGTAGGGCTAACTATAGGCAGACACTTGTCAACCTCGATGATGGAATACTACAAAGAACTTGGCACGAGAACAATGAATACCTTCGTCTCTGTGGAGTCGGACTTACAGGGATCGCCACCCGTGAAGATCTTAATTCGTATGATTATAAAAGGTTTAAAAACCTAGCCATCCACGGAGCATACTCTATGGCTGACGAGCTAGGCACTCAGCGGCCTAAAAATGTTACTACTATTAAACCTAGTGGTACACTAAGTAAGATCATGGACACCACTGAGGGCTGTCACAAGCCAATGGGTAAGTACATCTTTAACAATGTTAACTTTAGTATCAATGATCCTATGTTACCTAAGCTAAGGGAAGCGGGGTATCATGTTATACTTAATCCTACTGATGAGCATAACGCCATCGTCACATTCCCAGTAGCTTGGGAGAACATTAGGTTTGATAAGGAAGGAGATCTTTATGTCAATAAGGAGTCTGCTATTGAACAACTCACAAGATACAAGTTACTCATGGATTCTTACGTGGAGCAGAACTGTTCGATTACGGTATCTTATACAGAAGATGAAGTCCCTGCTATTAGAGATTGGCTTAAGAGTAATTGGTCTAGCTATGTTGGTGTTAGCTTTCTTCCCATTACTAATACTACCTACGAGTACCTCCCCCAAGAAGTAGTTACGGAGGCTAGGTATAAAGAGTATGTATCACAACTAACTGATGTAGATTTTAGTGACACTGATAGTACACATGAGATAGAGAATGATGAGTGTGAGTCAGGTGTTTGTCCTGTTAAATAAGTGGGGCGCAAGTGGCGCAATAACTTCGGACCTTAAGAAGAGAGAATCAATGGATAACATAATTATTACTGATGGATTACTTAAAGAACTCAATGAAAACTTTGGTCCTCAAGGTATACGCAATGCTAAATTACCTGAGGATTTCTATAAGATCAAAGGGTACATAGAGATATTAGATTATCTCAAAGATAGACAAGAAGAACTGAGACTGGCTCAGTTCGAGAACACTGAACAAATTACTATAGACAGTAGTTAAAAGGAGAAGAGCGTGTTAAACTTATTAAATGTATTGATGTGTATGGGAGGATCTCCTCCGCCTCCCCCTCCTCCCCCGCCTCCTCCTCCTCCCCCTCCTAGTCCTCCAGCTGATATAGCTAAGGTGTCTACTAGTAAGACAGCTCAAGCTAAAGCTAAGTCTAGAACAGGAAAGAAGTCTAGAGGTAAGAGTGGTCTTAAAACAGGTGGTCCTACTGGATTGAATATAGGTTAACTATGTGTGATCCAGTTTCCATTGGTATTGCTATTGGTGCTAGTGTAGGAGCCATCAGTGCTGCAGCTACTGGTGGTAATATATTACAAGGAGCACTAATAGGTGGTGTTACTGGTGCGTTTACTGGAGGTACTGGTGGACTAGGAGCAGGAAGTGTGAGTTCTAGTATAGGTGGATCATTAGGGGCTAGTACTAGTACCTCGTTGTTTGCTGCAGTTGGAAGTTCAGTAACAACTGCGGGAGCGTTAGGATTTGCAGCTAGTGGATTAGCTGGAGGACTCCTTCTTGGAGCCTTAGCACCTAAATCTCCTGTATATCCCGGCTTCACTCCTCAAGCCCAGCAGTCGTTCAACTCACAGAACATAGCAACAACAGGCAGTGGTGGCAGACAAGCTACTGCTTCCTTAGCTACTGCTATTCAACGTAGCAAGAAAAGAAAGCTAACTCAAGAAGACGTAGGTGATCTAAGTATAGACACCGGGTCATTCGCTAACACAGGACTACAACTAGCATGATGCAAACTAACAAACGCTACTCAAGCATGTGCCGTGACAAGCAGTGCTTCTTAGAGGTAGCATGGGAGAGTGCAGAGCTAACATTGCCTTTCATCCTTCCTAGGAATGGTGATAGAAACACAGTCCTTCCTACACCCTACCAAAGCATAGGAGCTAAAGGCGTTAACAGTCTAAGCTCTAAGTTTCTCCTCACTCTATTCCCTCCTAACTCTCCCTTCATGAAGTACCAGATAGATGACTTCATGTTAGAAGAGCTACAAGCACAACGTGCTCCAGTAGAAGAAGGACTTAACTCTATGGAGAGAGCCATTAGTAATGAGGTAGAAGCTAAGGCTATGCGTGTACCACTTAATGAATGTCTACGTCACCTAGTTATCACTGGTAACTGTGTACTTCATGTGGGTAAGAAGAATAAGATTAGAGTATTCCACCTAGATCAATTCTGTGTAAGACGAGATCCCCAAGGTGAGATGCTAGAGATCATAGTTAAGGAAGAGATGTCTAGAGAATTATACATGGACATCTTTAAGTCTTCACCTCCTAAGGAAACTGGAGATGACTCAGACAGTACTGAGAAAGTACTAGAGTTATTCACAGTAGTCAGAAGAAAGGGAGATAAGATTGTAGTACACCAAGAGGTGAACAACATGAAGATCCCTAACACTGACTCAAACTTTCCTTTAGAGAAGAACCCCTGGTTAGCCTTAAGGTACAATGCTATTGATGGTGAAGACTATGGTAGAGGATTCGTAGAAGAATACTTAGGAGACCTAAGAGCAGCAGACGGATTGAACAGGAGTATCCTTGAAGGAACTGCAGCGGCAGCCAAGGTTATATTCCTAGTTAAACCTAATGGTACAACTAAGATGAAGTCTGTTATTGCACCTAACCTATCCGTTAGGCAGGGCAATGCGGATGATGTAGGTGTCATACAAGTACAGAAGTTCAATGACTTCAGGGTAGCCAGAGAAACACTTGAGGTTATTGAACGTAGACTAGCTTCTGCCTTCTTATTACTAGAAGGAGTACAGAGGAATGCAGAGAGAGTCACAGCAGAAGAGATTAGAATGATGGCACAGGAGATTGATACCTCAAAGGGAGGAGTATATTCATTACTATCCCATGAGTTACAGCTTCCATTAGTCAAACGAATACAAGCAGGACTAGAGAAAGATGGTAAGCTTCCCAAGCTACCAGAAGGAACCGTGGAACCTGTTATCATTACAGGCTACGAGGCTTTAGGTAGAGGTAATGATGCTAACAAACTAGCTACCTTTATTCAGACTCTAACTCAAACCTTAGGACCAGAAGTAGTAGCAAAGTATATCAATGTAGGAGACTTTGCTAAGAGAATTGGTGTAGGCTTTGGTATTGATATGAAGGGTTTAGTTAAGTCTCAAGAGGAAGTCCAACAAGAACAACAAGCTCAACAACAAGCCCAGCAACAGGCTGAGATGGTTAAAGCCGGAGTACCCAATGCTGTTACACAGGGTGGTGAAATGATGAGAGCACAACAACAAGGAGCACAACAGCAAGATGGCTAACAAGAATACAGAGTCTAAAGACAAGCAGAAAGCAAAGGATAAAGTAGCACGATCCGTTACGAGTAAAGCTGAGTTTAAGAATGTAGAGATCAACAATGAGATCCTTGAGCAGAGACCTAGCTCACGGACCAATGGTGGACTAGAGTCTACCTACACTAAGATCCAGCTACGTAATGGAACAATCAAAGAAACTTATGGAGAGAGATATGGCAAACCAGCTGACAGTGCCAAGTGACCAAGTAGACATATCTTCTGAGGACCAGTACAATGAAGAGATGGCTGCCAAGGGAGAAGGAAATGAGGTCTCTACTGAACGTCCTGAGATGGACAATAGTGGTGACAAGTTCCAAGGTGACTACGCAAAGCTTAAACAAAGTTATGAAGAATTAGAAAGAAAGATGCACAGTCCTGATGAATCTATGGATGACCAGGATGAACTAGGTATTTCACAAGATGAGTATGTGGCTGAAGGAGCATTTGATATTGCTGCTATGACTCAGGAGTACACTCAGAATGGAGGACTATCTGACCAAAGTTATCAACAACTGGAAGATGGTGGTATCAGTAGGGACATGACTAACCAATACATTGCTGGACAGAAAGCCTTAGGAGAACAGATTGGTAATGAGGTTAAGAATAGTGTAGGTGGTAATGAGAATTATAATGGAATGGTAGACTGGGCTAAGAGTAATTATAGTGAAGAACAGATCGTAGCTTATGACAATGCTGTTAACTCAGGGAACATAGAGTTTGCTAAGATGGCAGCACAAGGCTTACAAGCTGCATACCAGAACCAGACAGGTGTCGAGGGTGAAATATATGGCGGTAGACAGGCTGCTCCTGAGGGGAACCACGGAGCTGTATTCCGTAGTAATGCTGAAGTAACTGCTATGATGAAAGACCCCAGATATGAGTATGATCCTGCCTTCAGGCAAGATGTTAGAGAGAAGTTAGAACGGTCTGACCTGTTTAGTCAGGGCAACCTATAGTTTAGTAGTACGCTATCAAGTATTTAAACAAGTAGACAGAGACGGGCTGCGGTCCACAATCCCTAGTTGAAAGTTAGAGAAAGGTATAGCACTTTATGTTACATACTTTTTATTAATTTTAAATTAGGAGAATACAATGTCGGTTACAGACACTAGTGCTCCCGTCCTTACAATGTCCCGAACGGGCCAAGCTAACTCTGCAGGTGATTCATCTGCGTTGATGCTCAAGGTCTATGCTGGGGAAGTCTTGACTGCTTTCGAGCAAGCAAGTGTAACGATGGATAAGCATGTTATTCGTTCAATCAGTTCAGGTATTTCAGTACAGTTTCCATTGGTATGGAAGACTGCTGCTACGGAGTACGCTTATATCAATGGTTCAGGTAACACTGGAACTACGGGTATTGAGTTGGACGGAACAATTATTCACAAGAACGAGAAGGTCATCTCTATTGATGGTCTCTTGATTGCTGATCACTTTGTGAACAACTTGGATGAGGCTATGTCTCACTTTGAAGTTCGCTCTATCTACGCTAAGGAAGCTGGTATTGCCTTAGGTACACAGTGGGATCAGAATGTATTACAACAGGGTGTATTAGGAGCACGGTCATCTACGCTTATCACTAGTGGTAACGGTGGTGCTGTTCTAACTAATGCCTCTTATGGAACTTCAGGTTCCACCTTAGGTTCAGGACTCTTTGATGCTGCTGAGCAGCTTGATGAGAACAATGTCCCTGAGAATGATAGGTATATGTACGTCCGTCCTGCTCAGTATTACCTGATGGCAGAGACTACTTCACTTATAAACCGTGACTGGGGCGGAAGTGGAGTATATTCAGAAGGCGAAGTTATGAAGGTTGCTGGTATTCACATTGTGAAGACTAATAACCTACCTATTACTAACGTAAGTTCCTCACAAGTGACTACACATGACGGTGACTTTAGTACGACTAAAGCTTTGGTTATGCACAAGTCATCAGTTGCTACTGTGAAGCTATTAAATCTAGCTGTGGAAACTGAGTATCAAATTAAAAACCAAGGCTGGATCATTGTAGCTAAGTATGCAATGGGACATGGCTACATTCGACCAGAAGGTTGTGTCGAATTTAAAACCTCTTAAGGGAAAGGATATAAAATATGACTGATATAGCTAATATCCAATCTCTTGCTGTTGCTGCAGATACCGTTACCAATGTAGAGCTTGTACAGCCCTATGCTGATAACGCTACTGTGGGAACGTCATTTGAAACAATCTCCAACACCAATGCTGATCAGGTTTTTCCTGTTCTAGCTGGTGCGGATATTGATGTAGTATCTGCTGACGCAGCCGATGACGTTGGAAGTACTGGAGCAACAAGTGTACGAGTAACGTACCTTGATGCCAGTTCAAATCAGGCAACTCAAGATGTTGCTATGAACGGCACTACCCCAGAAGAAATGACTGAGCAGACCATTTCCTTTATTCAGAAAGCAGAGATTGTTGCTTCTGGTACGGGACTTGCTGCTGCTGGTGCTATCACCATTGCTGACGTAACTGGTGGTGGTGTACATGCGCTCATTGATGCAGGTTCTAAAGAGTCAGGTAACTGTACTTGGAAGATCCCTGCTGGTCACACTGGTTATGTTCATGGATTCTGGTATGATGTAGATTCTGTGGCTGCTGGTGTTGGTACTGTTGACATTGCTTTACAAGTAGCACATGCTGAGTCTTCTGGAGTTGCTAACTCAGAGACATGGCGTACTATTGCTAAAGTAACAGTAGTAGAAAGTGACAATGATATTGTGGCTGCTACTGGTGGTAATCAGAACAACATGGGTACATTTTCCTTTCCAGGGAATATTCCTTTTGTTGTCCCTGCTAAAAGCATGGTACGTTTGGCTGCTAAATCGCCAGCTGCTGTTGCTGTTACTGCTGGCTTTAGTCTGTCAGTACAGGGTTCAGGTGCTGGTACTACGATCACAGATAGTTAAACTATTGGGGAGGGCTAGGATAGACTCCCCTTCTTTTCTAATTAGGAGAACAAATTATGGCAGATACAAGCAGAACTGTCACAGATATGGCAAGCAATCTGTTTCAAGACAGTCAGGCTGCTGGATCTATTACGCCTCAGGATCTTAGAGATTTAGTAGAGACTTGCCAAACCAAACAAGGCAGTATATATGTAAGCACAGCTAGTGCTACAACAATTGCAGGACAAGCTAATGTCACACCTACCTCGCTTACCAACATGGTAGCAGTAGAGACAGCAGCTACATTTACTCTTAGCACAGCTCCAACAGCTAATGAGTTTGATATGAATACAGATGGACAGCTAAGGTACACTGGTACTCCCACTACGAATGTCTTCTTTACAGCTTCAGTAATGCTGGAAATTGTGACAGCTGTAGTTAACATGGAGTTGGTCATGGCTGTAACCAAAGGTGGAGCTATTGTACCAGGTGCTAAGATTGGTGGATTCTCTCCAGCAACCACAACTAACTCAGTACCTTTGTCGGTCTCTGGTTTTGCTTCAATGGCTACCAATGACTACTTGAATATCTTTGTAGGTAACGTGGATGGTACAGGTAATGTAGTAGCACGGATGGCCCAACTTACAGCTTTCTCTTTGGTGACTTAAAATGGCATTTATATCACAGGTTCCTATGACAGAACTTCAAGCAGTCAATATTCTGTTGGCTGCTATAGGTGAAGCAGCTGTATCTAGTTTAGAAACAGCTACTACTGTGGAAGTTACTCAGGCTAAGAACTTGTTAAGCAACACCAACAGAGCAATACAGCAGAAGGGGTGGCATTTCAATACAGAGTGGGATGTTATTATGACCTTGGATTCTGAAAGTCTAGTACCAGTAGGTTCTAATGTACTGTCTATTATGATTCCAAATAAACTAACTACCTTAAGAGGACGTTCTGGTTCTCCTTTTCTATATGACTTAGAGAACAATACATTCACCTTTGGGAGTGCTCCTAACAATGCTGTTACTATTACATTACTTGATTTTGTGGATACACCACACACGTTCAGGCAGTATGTAACCGTAAGATCAGCTAGGATCTTCCAAGAGGAGATCGTAGGTCAGGTGTCTGCAGAACAGATCAACAGAATAGAAGAGAGTGAAGCCTATGCAGATCTCTTGGATGATGAAACAGATAGAGCTGGATACAATGTAGGATATAGTGATGTTGATATGTATAATATAACTAAGAAACATAGGAAGCTCTGGTAGATGCCTCTAATATCTGAACAAATAAGTAACCTAATCAATGGTGTTTCACAGCAACCTCCTAGTTTACGACTAGCCTCCCAAGCACAAGTACAAGAGAATGCTATGGCTACGGTTGCTGAGGGTCTTAAGAAGAGACCACCATTAGAGCATGTAACTAAGCTTAATAATAAAACAGATATTGATGCTAAAGTTCACTTTATAAACAGGGATGCTAATGAGAGATATGTAGTTCTAGTAACTTCAGATCAGTTTGATTCAGCATTCTCTGGTGACTTCTCTGGAACAGAGATGGAGATGTTTAGTTTAGACTCTCCGGTTAACACTTGGGATGTTTCTTTTAGTGAAGCCTTTGGTCCACATGTTTACTCTCGTGTAATCAGTGGTGGATCTTCAGGTGACACCTTACCTTACATTACAGTTAAGGATGCTAGAGATAACCTAAGGTTATTCACTGTAGCCGATACCTCCTTTGTATTAAATAAGACCCTAGTAACAGCTAAGAGTACCTCTACGGCAGCCTCACGTGCCCCTGAAGGCATTGTTTTTCTTAAGCAAGCCTCTAATGCTACTGCCTTTAAAGTCTTCATAGACGGCACTGACGTAGGCTCTATATCTAATAATAACAGTGCTGATATTTTAGTTACAAATATAGCTAATGCTATGGCTACTCCCGGCTTCACGATTACTAAGTTTGGTAGTAGTAATGTTCATGTTACCAAAAATGATGGGTCAGACTTCACCTTACATGCGGAAGCTCCCTCAGCTAACATGATAGCCATTAAGGATACTGTAGTAGACTTCACGGACCTCCCTGCTAGAACCAAAGATGGGTTTATCATTAAGGTCACAGGTGATCCTGGTAGCTCTTCAGATGACTACTGGTTAAAACATAACAATCAATCAGACGTAGATACAGGTGAGTGGGTAGAAACTGTAGAACCAGGTTTAGCTAATACTATTGATCCTACTACGATGCCTATTAAGCTCACTAGATCTGCCCCTGATCCTTGGGATGATGCCTTTGCTGATGACTATGGTACTGACGAGTTCAGTCTAGCTCAGATTACATGGACAGATAGAGTAATTGGAGACCTAGAGACAGCTCCTGATCCTTCCTTTATTGGGGAGACATTCAATGACATGTCCTTCCATAAGAATAGATTAAGTTTCCTAGCTGGTGAGAATATTATACTCTCTGAGTTAGGGGAGTTCTTTAATTTCTATGCAACTACGGCTACTGATCTCTTAGATACAGATCTTATTGATCTAGCTGCACCTACTAATGAAGTCAGTACACTACAGAACTTTGTACCCTTCAATGAAAACCTGATGATCTTTAGTGACTTCTCTCAATTTAAATTGACAGAGTTTGCTGCTGGAGGTCTCACTCCAACTAACGCTAAGTTATCCCTACTCACACAGTATGATCATGAGAAGCTTGTAACACCTGTAGTTAATGGTAGAAAGCTTTACTTCAGTGATGAGAATGATGGCTTCAGTGTTATACGTGAGTTTGGTGTCATAGAAGATCTACAAGAAGAGACAGCTGAAGATATCACAAGTCATATCCCTAGTTACATTAAGGGTAAAGGATTTTCTATAGTAGTTCATGAGGAGTTCTTATTTGTACTATCAGATGAGAATCTAAATGAAGTCTTTACTTATAAGTTCCTATTCCAAACTGGTCAGAAGAAGTTAAGCTCGTGGGGTAAGTGGGTCTTCAAGCCTGAAGAGAAGGTCATAGGCGTTAAGATCATAGAACATATAGCATACTTTATTATAGTAAGACCTGACGGTACATACTTAGATAAGATGTCCTTACAGGATGCTAACCTAGTGGGTCTCACAGAGTCTCCTACCCAGCTCCCCTTTAAGGTACACCTTGACAGACTAGTAGAGTCTAAAGGCGTATATGATTCAGCAGCAAACACTACTACTTGGTTTGTACCTTATCCTGATAACTTTGGATCTACCTTTAGAGTAGTCCTTGGTCCTCAATGGGTAGGCAGAGAAGGTTCCTTAGTACAGAGTATAACCCAGATTCATACAAATACTATGGTTATGCTTAGGGCTACTGGTGACTTCTCCACACATAATGTATTCATAGGTAAAGAGTACCAGTTCCTGTATGAGTTCACTGAGCCTACTATTAAGACAGAAGTAGGTGGTAGATTAAGTTCTCTCTCAGGTGGTATCTTGAAGATCCGTAAGTTTAACATAGATTATTTTAAGACAGGATACTTTAAGATGAAGATAACTGCTCCCGGTAGGGAAGCTTTTAATCATGTATTCACTGGACGTATCCTTGGTTCTGCTCTTAATAAGATTGGAACTATCCCATTTGAGACAGGTAGCTTCAAGAAGCTCATACTCTCAGATGCTAAGGATCTTAAGATAGAACTAATATCAGACTCATACCTCCCCTGTGCCTTCACTGGTGCTGATTGGGAAGGAAATTATGTAGTCAGAACTGTAGCTAGAAGGTAAACATGAAGCCGTACCATAGAGTATCTACCTTAGAGGACATGGCATACTTGTCATTGAACCTAAGGTATGAAGATAAACGTGAAGTAGAAACACTAGGACATACTCCTGAACAATCCCTAGCCTTAGGCTTTGGTCATAGTCGTATATGTAGGTCTATTATAAACCATCGTGGGATAGTAGTTGGAGTCTATGGTGTAGTTCCTTTGTCTGACATTACAGGACAAGTATGGATGTTAGGATCAGAGGGATTAGTTAAGATCAAGACTACCTTCTTGAGACAATCAAGATCAGTAGTTGAGGGGTTGAATGAGATATTTCCTCACCTCTGTAACTTTATAGATAGCCGCAACGATGTTCACCTCAGGTGGATCAACTGGTGTGGCTTTAAGATAATTGGAGAAAAGATGATTAATAATGTGAAGTTCTATGAATTCTGTAGGGTAGCTTAATGAGTGAATGGTTATATGCTGCCCAATTTGCTTTGTCAGCTGCCAGTGCTGCTAACGAGTATCAACAGGCTGAACAACAGGCTGCAGAACAGAGAAGGCAAGCTGGACAACAAGCAGCTATTAATAATAAGTTAGCTTATAATGCTCACCTTAATCTAAATCAGCAGCAGATGCTAGAAATGCAGAAGTTTGGTTTTGAGAAGAGAGATCTTCAGAAGAGCATAAGAGCTAAGAGAGCTACTAATGAAGCAATACGAGCTAGTTTTGGTGGATCTTTAGGACAACAAGGGGCCACCTTGGATGCTACTATCCTAAATATTAATAGACATGGGTTTGAAGCTCTTGCTCGTAAAGACTTAAACTTTAAGACTCTAGCAGCTGACTTCAATATTAGACACAGAAATGTAACACTAGAGACAGAGAGTAAAAACAATCAAGCTTTCAGTGGATTAAGTACTGGTGGAAGTGCTCTAGGAACAGGCTTAAGTATCTTAGGTACTGGACTACAGACTAAAATAAACTATGATAAAGGTACTACACGAACTGTATCAACACCTCCTCCAGGTACTAAATAATGCCATCTTCTGAAAAACTCTTTACATTAGACCCTGTAAAGACCTCTCTTACTAAAACTACTACAGATGTTAAAGTACAGGGTCCAGCTAATAGGACTGTGGAAAACAGTCAACTATTAAAAGGAGTACAAACCTTTAGTAGTGCAGTGGGATCTCTTGCTGAAGTTAAGAAACAGAAACAAATAGCTGATGATACTCTCCTAGCTAACAATGCAGCTATCAGAGGAGAAGCAGAACCAGCTGGAATATTTGGTATAGCTTCTGAATCATATGACAGAATAGTTGAAGCTAATACTCTAACTAAAGCCTCAAGAGATATGCAAGCTTTTATAGATGGCTCTGAAGGTGCTGATTTAGTTAATGCTACTGGTTCATATAGTGAGAATGTAGCTGCTGCAGATAAAGCTTTTGATACCTTTAAAGCTTATGGAGCATCCTCCTATCTAAATCCCCAGCTGTTAAATGAATTTTATAGTACCGTAGAGACAAAGAGAAACGAAGTTAAAATAGAAATAGCTAAGGTCAATAAAGAGCGCAATAGATCTCAAGTTATTCAACGAATAGTAAACGTAGTTGATACCGTAGTTGATGTTAGTAAAGACATCTTTCAAGGTGGAGTAGAGTCTGATTCATCTGACATAGAAGGTACTGATGAGTATCCAATTCTTTTCTCCTTAGATTCTAATATCACACCCGAATTAGTCAATACCCTTGCTGCTGATACAGTAGCTTTAAACATGGGTTTAGAACTTCCAGAGGCACAACGGTTGGTAATGCAAGTGTTCCTTCAGAATGAGACTGTTATAGCCCAACCTTCTCTTGCAGATAAGTTAATGTCTAGTGAGTATTCTCCTGGTGTTACTTATGAGGCTTTATATATTAAAGGATCACTTGCTTCTAATAAAGACAAGGATGCTGCTGATATTTTTAAGATGAGGAATGCACAGATATCTGCTACTAATGCCCACTTTGAAAACCTAGATAAACAAGATGAAGACGATGCTAAAAAAAGAACAGCCAGGGGTAAAGAAGCTGTAGCCAACTCTCTTAAGGGTGGTGGATCAAATGAAGATGCTTATGGAACAGGAGTACAGTTTGGACTGGCAATACAGGATGTAACTAAACTCATTACTGCACAAGAAAGTTTCGAGGGTAACGTAAAACTTGGACTTGATTCCCCACAAGGAATATCACTTATGAAGCAGATAGCAAATGGAGGAGTAACTCCAGAAGATATAGCTATAGCTATACATGACCAAAACTTAGATCCAGGTGATGAGGAATTCTACAAAGTACTAGCATCTAAGGAGAAGACCCAAACCCTAGCTGCTCAGAAATCCTATGATAGCCAGATAAAGATAGTTAAATCAAATACATTGCAGTTACTTAAAGGTGCTCTAAACAATAATAGTGCGGTGACACTAGATGAAAATGGTAAGGTGAAGTTCGATCTGGTTGCACTTGCAGCACAAGCTGTGGGAGGTTCTCAGGGTCTAGACTCTGCCGAAGTACAAGACGTAATGGTAAGACTACAAACACTACAAAATGACTATGAGTATAGGTCTAATGAGGCTGCCAGAGAGGTAGCTAGATCTGATACTTTTGATAGGGCTGCTGTAACTAAGTTTGGTGATGATTATAATAATGCCGTTGCTCTCTTTATATCAGATCTAAAAAAGAATATTATTTCTTCAAGTGCTGCTAAGAAGGAGAGGAAGAAAGAAGCTGACAAAGCAGCAGCTGACAAAGTAGTAAAAGATACAAAAGTAGGGGATGAAACAAAAGATAAAGTTGAGACTATATTACCTCCTCCGCTCTCTACTAAAGACCAGATTGAAAACCTTACAGAACTAAAAACAGATTCTAAAGGCTTGATAGATAGACTTCTAGAAGACAGTAAGATCTTATATGATAACTTACAAGTGAGTAAACCAAAAGAACCAACAACCGGAGCAGACCTCATTTCTCCTAAGGAACCAGTATTATCTCCAGGAGAACAGACATACTTGGATACGTTAACTAAGGAAGCTCCAGAGGTAACAGGTCAAGTAGAAGGTAAACAGCCTCGTACTACAGGACTAGGACCAGCTGCGGATGCTATAGACTCCTTCTTTGATAAAGTTGGTGACAACGCTAATTTCCTTGTGGAAACTCTAAGTGATATGCAAAGAGAGAAGTTCTTCTATAATACTTTTAAAGAATTCTTTAGTCCTAATGAAGCAGGAGCAGCTGATTCTAGTACTGATGGTTTTGATCCAGATGCTCCTGGCCCAAGCGACTTTAATGATAATAATGATCCTACAGATGGTGAAATAACTTTAACTAAAGGTCCACCATTAGTATTAAGAGAGGATACAGGTAAAGTTACGTCTGAGGGACGTAGGGTATATAAGAACAATCTAGGCGGGGAATCTTCTGAGTATACTATAGGAGTCAAGAACTCTAAAATAAACAACGGTGAACTAACTCACATACCTAGTATATACAAGGGTAAACTAGTAACCGAAGAAGAAGCTATAAGAATTATTTCTGAGAATGATGGTGTAGATCCAGAAACAGGTAGATTTATTACTGCTGGTGGAGATCCTGAGGCTAGATCTAAAGCTATTACTTCTAGTAAAAATAATATTGCATATTCTTCTTTTGGTTCTTCTGGTACAGAGTTTACTAGAAGTATGGCAAACCTACCTACTAACCATAAGTTCATGGCTGAATCTGAGTTCTCTAAGGGAAACTTTAAAGACCTAGGTTCTAAACCTTATGTGTCTAGCATCTTAGCAGGAGAATTAAACTTAAAAGGAAAAGCAAGATCTATAACAGATGTTAAAGATGTTCCTAATACTAATAGTATACATGGGGACAAAGTTAAAGCAGGAAAAACAGGACTTACCATAGGCTTTGGTCACGACATATCACCTCAAGAGTTAAAGTCTGGTGAGATACATGGAGTACCTTTTGTAAAAGATGGTAAGTTTATTGATGTTGGAGTAGAAGCTTTAACTGAAATATTCAATGCAGACTTTGAACATCACAAAGGGAGAGCTGAACGTACATTCAATAGTAAAGTTGGAAACTCTGTAGGTTATAAGTTTGAAGAGCTGCCTACTGAGGTTCAGGACTTTATGACAGATATCGACTTTAATATGGGCCTTACTAAAATACCTAAATCTCTAGCTATTATTAAATCTATAATATCAACAGCTTTAAGAACTAAGCGTGGAATAACTGAAGTTTCCATGGAGCCTGTTCTCAATGTACTGGAGAAAGAGATTAAGGAACGTGACACTAAGAACCCTGAAAGCGGTGTTCAACGGAGATCTAATAAAGCTTTTAAAGACTTTAGAACAAGAGAAGGACTTAAAAGCTTATTTAAACTTAAAGGTAACTAATGGCAGAAGAAACTAATAATACCTCAAGTGTCCCTCTGAGTATAGAGGATCAAATACGTAACAGCTACGTTCCAAATAGAGCTGCTAGGGACCGCTTTGAGGCTACACCTGAAGCTCCTCAAGAGGAACAACTAGAAGCTCTACGTATAGAAACTGCACCTATAATTGAACAAGAGACTGCCAATATAGCTAATGAGCAAAAGGGTTTCTTTAGTGAAGTTGGTGAATTCTTTACGGAAGCTGGTAAAGGGGCAGTAGAGGGTGTTATTGAAGAACCGGGTCAAGCACTTGGCTTACTTCCCGACAACTACTTTGGTTTTAAAGAACCTAAAGACTTTGGTGATAAGTTAGCTAGAGGAGCTGGACAAGCTTTCTCTTTCTTTATCCCAGCAGCTGGGGGTGTCCGTATAGGACTTAAGTTAGCTGGATTATTCCAGAAGTCAGGAAAGTTATCCAAAGCTGGAGCTTTCATAACCAATTCTACAGCAGGTGCTCTTACAGATGCCTTTGCATTTGATCCTAGAGATCCTAATGCTGCGGATCTAGCGTTAGCCCTTGGTGTAATCTCTAAAGACAGTAGAGCTGGAGCTGCTACAAAGGAGTTCTTAGCACAAAAGGACACAGACCCTGAAGCTACAGCTAGATTTAAAGCTGCTCTTACTGGGTTGATAGCTGGTGGTTTAATTGATCTACTAATTAAAGCAACAGGGGCTACCAGAAGGGCATTTAAAAAGCCTAAAGTAGATCCTAATGATCCTAACGTACCTAGTGGTCCTGCTGATCCTAGTGATCCTAAAGTGGACCCTAGTAAAGTTGACCCTAGTGGAGACGCACTAGGTAGTTCTCTACCCAAAGGAACACAAGAAGCAGCTGATGAGCTTGCTGAAGGGTTTGTTGAAGGATTAGAGAAACTACGTAATGATGGTGATCCAAATAAGATTAATCCTATCAGAGAAGCTCTTCCTGATGAAGGCCCAGCTCGTAAACAAACTGCTGAAGAATACAATAATGATCCTAGAAGGATCTTTGAAGATGCTGAGGGTAATGCTCAAGATATCCCAGCTCCAATAGTAGAGATGCTAAACAAGCTAGGCCGTGGAGAAACAATTCCAGACCAGAACTTAGATGAACTACTGTCTGTGAACTTCTTAAAGTCTGGAGCATCTGCTGACATTAATAATGTTCTTCAGTTTATATCTAGATATATGGATGTTAAGGGATTAGTTAAGCCCTCTATTGCTACAGCTGATTTTGATATTGTAATACCTGAGATGCTGACAGACCTTGTACATGGAGATGCTGCAGCTATAACTAATATAACTGAAATCATACGTAAACAGACTCTTAGTACGAATGAATCTATCAAACTTATAGGAACTGTCAAAGCTCTCAAGGCTATACAGCTTAGAAAACTAGCTAAGGCAAATACTGCTTTCGCTCAGAGTGCCTCACCAGCTGATAAACAGATTCGATTAAAAGAGATGCAGATTCTAAACACCCTACTCTTTAACGGTGCAGGACTGTCTAAGGCCACCTCAGACGCTCTGAGAGCATATGGTAAGATGGGGCCATCTATTGAGAACCCTGATATAGTTAAACATGCTGTACAACAGAGATTCGTAGAACCTGTTATCGAAATACAGCGCACAGCTGCAGGACATACGTCTAAACTTGATAGACTAGATAAGTTAGCTACTGAGGAAGTTAAGTCTCAAACTACTGGTGCTAAAGCAAGTACAGAGATTACAGATTCTTCATCACTACTTGAGGTTACAGGTAAGGCTGGTCCTGGTAGGAAGCGTAAGTTCACTGTTAATACCTTTAAAGAAACTCCTACAGGTAAACGTATAGCATCTGCTATTAAGAAACTAGAATCAACACTACTAAGTCTCAAACGTCCTGAACGTGGAGAACCCTTTCCTAAGAAGAAAGCTTTAAAAGACATTGCTAGTCCTGAACAGTTAGCTACTATCAACGCTATCAAGGCTGATATTAAACGTGTCAAAGGAGAACGAGACACCCTATTCAATAAATTTAAGAAAAATGCTAAGCCACAACTCAAGTTACGTAAGAAGTTCGAGAAACTCTCTAAAGAGATAGAGAAACTACAAGAAGGTATAGATCCTAGAGCTGAGAAGAGTCAAAGGGATCAAATAACTAGTCCTGATATAGCTACTCTACAGGCTGAACGTAATAAATTACTAGCTAAACTGAAGCCTCTAGATGAAACAGAGCGTATACTACAGAATCTTAATGATGAATTCTCTGATCTACTAATTAAACGACTAGATAATGATTTTGGTACTGTAACTAAAGTAGAAAAGGAAGTTATAGGTAAAGATATAAGAGAAGCTATTAAGAGAGAGAAGGAAAGAGCTAAGGATGCTATTAGAAACTCAGAAATAGAAGAGGCATTCTCCCTTAGAGCCACTGCAGCAGAGCTTAAAGACATAGATGAGATGACATTTAGTCAACAACGTACTCGATTAGCTGCTATGGATAGGGGATTTACATCTAAATCTTTTAAAGCTCTATCTGAAGTCTATGTTAATGGACTATTGTCTTCAGGTAAGACTATAGCTGTTGTTAATCCAATGGGTACTATGTCTTCAATTGTCTCTAGTATCTTTGAGAGATCCATAGCTGCCCTTAAAACGTCTTTAACAGGCAAGGGAGATGTGGACTTTCAAGAAGTAATCACTCTAAGCTGGAATTATATGGCAGGACTTCCTGATTTCTTTAGAGTTATGGGGAAAGCCTTACGTCATGGTCCTTCAGATCCTAATTTTAAAGTGGATTACATGAATGTTAGGGATAGAGGTATCAGTAAAGAGGCTTTTAATGTAGGAGGAAACCTAGGGAAAGCTGTAGATTACGTAGGAACAGCTGTTAATCTTCCTGGTAAACTTCTAATATCCACTGATGAGGCTTTTAAAGCCCTTATAGGACGAGCTGAGCAGAGGGCATTGTCTTACCGTAAAGCTCGTAATGAGATAGGGTTAACTGGAGGTGTGGATAACAAGGCAGCTATTCAGAAGAGGACTCAAGAGATCCTTGATGATGTATTAAATCATGAGGACATCTTAGAGCAAGCAAGAGCTTCAGCAGCTAAGAACACTTTTACTAACGTCCTACCTGATAGAATTGTTAAAGATGCCTTTGGTAAAGAACACCCAGTGCCGGGAGTAGCTAAGAGTATTAAGACTTTTATAGACCAAAGAGATCCAACAGGTATCTCTAGAATCTTTATTCCTTTCTTCCAGACCCCCGCTAATATCTTTAATTTTACCTTTGAGCGTACTCCTCTTATTAATAGATTCAGTAACTCTCTTAAACAAGAACTTAAGAGTACTGTTCCAGGTGTTAAAGAGTTAGCTGAGGCACGTATGGCTAGTGCTTGGGTTATCTGGGGAAGCCTTGCGACACTCGCTTATCAAGGTAACTTCACAGGTGCTCCCCCTAGAGATCCTGCATTAAGAAACACTATGGAACGCTCTATGGGTGGGCGTGGTTGGTGGAGTGCAGACTTTGGTAATGGTCTAAAGACTTATGATAGGTTTGATCCCTTTGGATTGATCCTATCAGCATCAGCTATTGCTGCTAATATGATGAAAGGTATGACTAATCTGGCTGGACAGTATGTACGTGGAGACGATTCTGATGCTATTGAAGAGAAGTACAATGAAGTTCTAATGGCTGGAGTTATAGGAGTATCGGAACTACTTAAAAATAAAACCTTTCTATCTAGTATAGGTGAACTGGTAGATGTATTCAGTACAGACGGTAGAAGTACTAGTAATACCCTTCGTAAGTTAGTTAGTTTTGATCCTCGAATAAGTTTATACTCCAGTTTACGCAGGGATGTCACTAGATATAATGATCCCACTAGACCTGAGAAACTACAAGAACGAGAAACAGTAGGAGACACTCTGTTTGAAAGGTCTGTTAGTGGTATTACCAATGAAATTGCTACAGTATTTCAAGAAGGTCTAGACTCTACTATGTTTGGTTGGGGAAATAGGTTTGCTATGAAGGACCTAGCGGGTAATGTAGTACAATATCCCGGCACTAACCAAGAACTAGACGTTACATTAGGTGCAGTTCAGCATATGTTGTACCCTCTTAAGGGTCTTCAGAAGTCTAAAAGTCCTCTGATTAATAAACTTGCTGAGTTAGAATCTAAAATAGGACAACCTTCAGCCTTGCATAAAGTTAATGGAGTTATGTTAACTGATGAGGAGAAGGCTTTTACTATAGATATATGGACAAAACAGAATAAAATTCTTGATAAGATGGTCGTTGCCAAGGGTTTTAATCAGATTCCTCCTGAGATGCAATTAAGAATGCTAAAGAATCTTATTAATCAAAATAAACGTAATGCTATTGAAGTAGCTAAAGATAAATTTAGTAGACTTAAACAGTCAACACAAGAAGCCAAAGAAGATACATTTGAAAGACTTGTATCTCTTAATCCTGTCCAAGGATTTCAACCTCCAAATACTCAAGGAACTAACTAATGGCATTCTACGCTAAAGACATATACACTGCGGATGGTAGTACTCAAAGTTTTGCAGTAACCTATCCATTTATCAGCAGAGACCATGTGTCTATAACGGCTGATGGTGTTGCTGCAACCTTTACATGGGTTAATGATGGTCAGATTACCATCACTAGCCCTGCTTCTCTGTCTTCAGAGACTATAATTATTAAACGTAACACTAGTCCTACTAAACGCTTAGTTGATTACATAGATGGTAGTAATCTAACTGAGGTTGACCTTGATTTAGACAGTAATCAAGCCTTCTATCTAGCTCAAGAGAACAATGATGAGCAGGGCTTAATAGACACTAACTCTGTAGCTACCTCAACTAACATCTTGGTAGCTGATGGGACTGATTTTAACAGTGTAACTGTCACTGGGGATGTTACAATCACCAATGCTGGTGTCACAGCTATAGGTGCTGATAAGATTTCTGCTGCTAACATAGTAGATGAGGCAATTAACTCAGAACATTACACTGATGGTTCCATTGATACTGTACATATTGCAGACTTGAATGTAACCACAGGTAAACTAGCTAATGATGCTGTAACAGGAGCTAAGATAGCTCTATTTGATGATGCTTATGAGGCTACTTCAGCTCATATCCTAGTAGCTGATGGTACTGACTTTGATAATGTAGCTGTTACAGGTGATATAGCTATCACTAATGCTGGGGTTACTTCTATTGCATCAGGAGTAGTTATCAATGCAGACATTAAGTCTGATGCTGCTATAGATGCTACTAAGATACACAGTGGTACTATCAGTAATACAGAATTTGGTTATCTTAATGGTGTAAGTTCTAATATTCAGACTCAACTACAAGATATAGTAGCGGGTACAGTATCTGATGTACAGGATAATACGTTCAGAATTCAGGATAACGCTGACAATACTAAAGAAATAGCCTTTGAAGTAAGTGGTGTAGCTACAGGTACTACTCGCACGCTTACAATGCCTGATTCAGATGTAAATTTAGGTGGTATGTCTACTAACGGATTCGCAATAGCAATGGCTGTAGCACTTTAAAGGAGTTATAAATGGCACAAGATTTTGAAAGACATATTGATCGAGTAACTGGGACATCTCCAGTCACTGTTTTTACAAGTGATTCTGATGACACAGTAGTAGGTATTAGGTGTGCGAATATAGAGGCTACTGCTATCAATGTAGATGTTTATATCGTCAACAGCGCAGCTAATTACTACCTTATAAAAGGAGCACCAATTCCAGTAGGATCATCATTAGAGTTAATTGATGG